CGCGCAATGAATTTCGAGGCCGGCGAGGCTTTCACGCCAATTCGATGCTTTGGCCGCACCCGGTTGACTACATGAAATATCCGGCTGGCTACCTTGGACAGCTTGCGGAGGAAGAAATGGCCGTTGCCGCCAGCGCCGATCCGAAGCGAGCAATGCGCCCGCTTGTGAACACGGTGGACGCCGAGCCGTTCGACCCCACCGAAGAAAGCGAGAAAGCTCCGGACTGGCAGCGGCTTTTCAACCTCCGCGAAAACTACACGCTAGCGCCTAAGCCGGTCGCGCTCGTGACCTGCTTTGTGGACATCCAAAACAACCGGCTTGAATTGGAATGGAAAGGCTGGGCGCGTGACGAGCAAAGCTGGGGACTCGATTACCTCGTGCTTGACGGAAACCCGCTCGACATCCAACCCGGCAGCGTTTGGCACCGGCTGATGACCGAACTGCAACGCACCTTCAAACGCGAGGACGGCGCGGAGTTGGCGCTGTCCATGTGCTTTGTGGACGCGGGCAAGTGGGGCGATTGGGCTTTCCAGGCATACCGCCTGAGCATGACATACCCGAAGCTCATGGGCAAATTCATGCTGTCGAAAGGCGTTGGCCAGCACGGCGCGCCGATCAACCCGCGCAAGATGGCTTCGATTCATCGGAACATCAAAGGCATCCCCATCGGCGCATGGGCCGGAAAGGACTTGATCTACACGCGCCTCCGGCTTGACCCGAATGCGGACGGCACATTTCCGACCGGCTACATGCACCACCCGATGAGCTACGATCAGAACTATTTCCAGCAACTCACGAGCGATTCCGTGGTGCTTGAATACAAGGCCGGCGAAGAAGTGCGGCGTTACGGCAACAACGAAGGGAAGCGAGACGAGGCGCTCGATTGCGCTTACGGAAACTTGGCCGTATTCATGCTCCGGCGATGGAACTTTGACGCCATCGAAGCGGATCTCGCGCAGACCAAGCCCGATGCGCCCGCGCCGGTCGCCCCACAGGCGGCGGTGTTTCGCGGGGGCGGGTTCAGATTGTAAAGGGGCGTTGACTATTTACGCGCTGCGGGCAATAGTGCGCCCATGCCCGATCCCGTTTCCGGTATTCCGTCCCAATTCGAGGCCGGGGATACTGTCATATTCACAGAGAATTTTCCCGACTATGCGGTGGGCACATACACCGCAAGCCTCGTGCTGAACAATTCCGTTGCCGCTCCTACTACCGTTACGGCGACGACCAGCGGCACCAATTTCCTGTTCACCATCACGGCGGCAGTCTCCGCTGCTTACGCTCCCGGCCAATACACGTTCGCCATTTACGCCACGTCAGGCGCAACCCGCTACACGGCGAAAAGCGGAGTCATCAACATCCTCCCAAACCTGACCGCGACGGCGACGCCATCGTTCGCACAGGCGCAAGTGACGCTTCTCAAGACCGTGCTTGCCGAGTTCAACGCGACCACGCGGCAGAGCGTCAACTTCAACGGCCAGAGCTTTTCCCGAGCATCCATCAAGGAATATCAGCACCAGCTCACCTACTACCGCGCGGAGGTCATCCGCGAGACGGCAGCAGCGAACGCGGCGCGCGGCGTCACAACCGGAAACCGCATCGCCATTCAATTCGTGCCGGCCAATGACAACAACCCCGTAAGCGTCGCCCAATGAAACTCTGGCCTTTCTCCCGTAGCAAAAAGGAAATTCCCGGTGTTCAAGTTCGCGGCTTCCGCGAAATCGCCAGCGTCGGCGGCGGCATCAATGGCGATTGGCCGGTGTCGCAAATCGGCGACGACGCCGACATGTGGCAGAACGCCTGGGCGCTCACGTCCCGCGTGCGCGACCTGTTCCGCTCGAATCCGCTTTATCAGACGTATCGGGAGACACTTTGGGCGAACGTCTATGGCAGCGAAGGAATCATGCTGCGTTCTCGCGTGAAGGAGCAGGAGGACCGCGTGATTTACACGCCGGAAGAAAAGGCCGCAATCCGTGCCCACGATGCGCGCCAAGACCGAGTGCGTTCCCACTTTGCCAAGCGCGACGGGCGCGAGTTCACGCCAACAAGTCGCCCCTGGCAGGGCACGAACGGCAGCAGCCGCGCGCAGGTCAAGGTCGGAGATCCGGACATCTTCGCCCGCGCACTGATCGAAAAGAAGTGGCAGGAATGGCAGCGCGCCGAGTTCTGCGACGTTCGCGGCACTCGAAACTACAAAACGCTCCGGCAGCTTCGCCTGATTGCCGCCGTGCGCGACGGCGACTTTTTCATCCGGCTCATTCGCGATCCGAAAGTGAACAAATTTGGATTCTCGCTGCAACTCATCAATGCGGAATGGTGCGACCGTTTTGCGAATTGCACGCTTCGCAACGGCAACGTGGTGAGAATGGGAATCGAGTATGAGTTCGGATCGTGGGGACTCGGCAAGGCCGTCGCGTATTACTTCATTAAACGCCAGCCTACCGATTGGCAGTTCACGCTCGGCGGCGCGTTCGGTTACGGCGGCGTCAATGGAGGACTTCACGACCGCGTGCCGGCCAGCGAAATCCTGCACTACGCGCGCCCGGTTGAGGCCGACAGCACCCGCCCGGCTCCTTGGGTGGCGACCACGATCCCGAAAGCCCGGCAGCTCGATCAGTATGAGCTTGCCGAGGTTGTGGCAGCACGGCAGCAAGCGACCAAAACGGGCTGGCTTTATTCGGACGTGCTCCCCGAAGGCGGCAGCGCGGCCTTCACCGTTGATCCGAAAACAGGCTTGCCGACGCAGCAAATGGGGCCGGGCGACATCGGCGCGCTGCCGTGGGGCGTGAAATACCAGGCGATTGACCCGACGCATCCGAATGGCAATTTCGAGAACTTCCGCAAGGCCATGCTGCGGAGTCAGTGCGCCGGTATGCCGGGCGCGAATTACTCGACAATGGCCAGCGATTACGAAGCGATCAACTTTTCCGCCGGACGGCTGCAAAAGCTAGACTCGAATGAGATGTTCAAGCTCATTCAGACGTTCGACATTGACTATGCCGAGCGTCCAATTTTCGAGGCTTGGCTGGAAATGTCGCTTATCACCGGGGCCATCCCGCTGCCGTTGTCCAAGTTCGACAAGTTCAACAATGCCGTGTTCCAAGGCCGACGTTGGCAGGGAGTGGACGAGGTCAAGGAGGTCAACGCTTCTGCGCTTCGCGTAGCAAATCATATGAGCAGCCTCTCGCGCGAGTGCGCCGACAATGGCGAGGATTTTGAGGAAATCATGTTTGAGCGCGCTGAGGAAATCATGCTGCAAGAATCGCTTGGAATTGACCCGGCGCTGACCGTGGATAACCCCGCGCAGGCGGTGGCAGCACCGGCCAAGCCGGAAGAGGAAGACGAGGAAGACGAGGACGAAATGGAAGAGGAAGAGCCGAAACCGAAGGCCAAGAAAGCGCGCAAAACCGCCCGCGTATGACCACCCCTAAAAAGCCCAAACGGGCACCTGCCGTAAAAAATACTAAAGGGACGTTGACAATCAAACCGCGTGCGGTTATCTCTGCGCCCATAGTGAACCGCGATCCTCGCCAACTTCTGACCCGATGAGCACCCGAACCATCAAAGTTCCGTCCGTGCTTTACCGCATGGGCACCAGCACGAAAAAGGACAGCGGCGAAATGGAACTGAGCATTTCCAGCGATACGCCGTATCGGCGCTACGACTGGATGAATGACGAGGAATACCTGGAAGTCCTCGACCACGAATCCGGCATGGACGCCGAGCGGCTGATGGCCGGGGCCGCGCTGCTTTTCAATCACGACCGAAACATCCAGCTCGGCACTATTTCCGCGCCGGAAATGCGCGACGGCAAATGCTACGTGACGGCAAAGCTGTCTGCCGCTGCCGATGTGGCCAGCTACCGGACGCGGATTGAGGAAGGGATTTTGAAGGATACCAGCGTCGGCTATTCGATTCTCGACGAGGGCACTTGCATTGGAGCGAAAGACGGTCTGCCAATCTACAAATTCAAGTGGGCACCGCACGAAGCGAGCATGGTGACAATCCCCGCCGACATCACCGTGGGAGTCGGTCGCGCCCGCGAGGAAGAAGGAAAAAGCGAGCTTCGCGAAATAACCGTTGACAATATCCTTAATGCACCTAAACAATCAACACAGCCCAACCAATCTACCATGACCACGCCCGCCGCACCTACCGCCCCGACCGTCACTATTGACCCGACCAGCGAGCGCAACGCCGCCGTCGCCGAGTTCAAACAACGCTGCGCCAAAATCGATTCCTACGTTTCCGGCCTGAAACATCCGCAGTGGAAGCAGGCCGCGACGGAAATTGCCGGTCGCCACAAGACCGGCGAGGCGGATTTCGACGCCTTCCGCACCGAAGCTCTCGACGCTTTCGAGGGCGTGACCCGCATTGCCGCAGAGGATAAGGGCATCGGCATGACGGCGCGCGACCTCGGCGAATACTCGCTCGTCCGCGCGATCAACAACCTTACGCTCGGCGTGAAAACCGGCCAGCGAATCAACTGCCTTGAGTTTGAAGTTTCCGACGAGGTTGCGAAATCCTCCGGTCGCGCTACGCAGGGGCTTTACATCCCGCACGACGTGATGACGCACAAGCGGGCGCTGACCACGAACGTTTTTTCCGCCGCTGGTGCGCTGGTGGAAACCGGTCCTCAAGGTCAGTCCCTTATCGAATTGCTGCGAAATCAAATGTATGTCGTCGCAATGGGCGCTCGGGTTATCTCCGGCCTCAAAGGCAACCTTGCGATTCCTTCGCAGACCGGCGGCGCAACTGCCGCGTGGCTTTCCGAAGACGCGACGATTACCGCCAGCCAGCAGACCGTTGGCCAGGTGTCGCTCACTCCGCACCGGCTCGCCGCTGCTACGGCGTTCACGTTCCAGCTTCTCGCACAGTCCACGCCTGACGTTGAATCATTCGTTCGCGAGGATTTGATGAAAGTTCTCGCCATTGCCAAAGACCTCGCCGCCCTTTCCGGCTCCGGTGTCAGCGGTCAGCCGCTCGGCATCGCGGCACTTCCCGGGAAGTCCACCAGCGTAACGCTGGCCGGCGCGAACAGCATGACCTACGCAAACGCCGTACAATTCGAAACGAATGTTGCCACGGCCAACGCGCTCAACGGTTCGCTCGGCTACCTCACCAGCGTTGCCACCAAAGGCAACTCCAAGCTGGTTGCGGAAATCGCCGCCGCCAACTCGATCCCGGTGTGGAAAAACGACATGGTCAACGGCTACAAAGCCCTTGCAACCAACCAGCTTACCACTCTGCCGAGCGTCATTTACGGCAACTGGAACGACCTTATCATCGCCGATTGGGGCGCGGGCGGAAACGAAGTTATCGTTGATCCTTACAGCCTGTCAATGCAGGGCCAGGTTCGGATCGTCATTCAGCACCTGACCGACACCGCCGTGCGCCACGCCAAGTCGTTCGCGATCTCCACCACGTAACCGCATCCGCAGACTTCAACCACCACACACAATATGCAATCACCCGACCTTAACGGCGAACTTTCTGAGTTCGCGCTCATCCCGGCAGTCAACCTTCTTGTCGCTGCGGGAACGCAGACCTACGCGGGCGTTGATGTGCAGGAATACATCGGCAACATCAAGCTGATTTTCACTCACGCTGGCGCTGCCGCTGACGGTGCAAACTCGCTCCAAGTGTCGATCCTCGACAGCGCGGACAACACCACGTTCGCTGCGTCCGCTGGCCTGCCGACCTTCGCCGCCATCACCGCCAGCAGCGGCACGGTGAGCGTTGCGCTCGACACCCGCGCATGCAAACGCTATGTGCAGGGCAAACTGCTCACCTCGTCCACCACGGCGACGTTCCGCTCGGCGCTTATCGGCGTCGGCTTGAAAGAGACCATCTAAACCGTTTGGAGTAGTTCATAAGAAAGGCCCGCAGGCTGAAAAGTCTGCGGGCTTTTTCTTTGTGCTTGCCAAACATCCTAGCGTTTGGTAAAAGTGGCGCGTGAAGAAGAAAAACAATCTAGCGAAGCACATGGAGGCGGAGACTATCGAGGCGCGCACGGCGGCCGCTTTTATGCTCGGCAGCATCAAGTCGCCAAAAAAAGCCGCCGCGTCCAGGCGCAACGGTAAGCTCGGCGGAAGACCAAAGAAAACCAATGACTCCAAAACACAAAAAGCTCCTTAAGCGCGCAGCCAAGTGCGGCGCGGATGGCGACCACGCGACTGCGGAAAAGCTATGGCGTGAATACCTCGATCACGACCCAAGCCACCCCGCCGTTCTGTTCAACGTCGGCTGGTGCATCGAGCAGCGCGCAAACTCGCCGCAGGATCGGCTCGCCGCCGCTGAGTATTACGAAAAGGTGCTGCAATCGCCGCTTTCCGACACGGAACTAAAAGCGAACGCGATGAATCAAATCGGGCTGATGTGCCTGACCATTGGCGAGGATGAAAAGGCCGCAACAAGTTTCGGCTTTGCGCTCAAGATCAAGCCCGACCACGGAGCCGCGAAGATCAACCTGGCCGACGCGCACAGGGCGCTTGGCGAATACGACATGGCCGCGAGCGAATACGCCAACGTTTTAGACCAAAACCCGAACAACCCAGAGGCGAACATGTGCGCCGGGATGCTGGCACTGTTGCTTGGCGACTACCCGCGAGGGTGGGACTTGTATCGCTCGCGCTGGCAGGTCAAGACGTTCACGACAAAGCCAATGGAAACGACGCGCCCGCGCTGGAATGGCGAGCCGTTGAACGGCAAAACGATCATGCTTTGGGAGGAACAGGGCTTTGGGGACTCCTTCAACTTCATTCGCTACGCCTCCGCGCTTGCCAAGCTCGGCGCTCGCGTGTTGTTTGGGTGCCAGCCAATCCTTCGAGAAGTTATGCGGGGAGTGGACGGGCTGGCCGGAGTGGTGGAACGCAGCGACGCGACGCCGTTTGACTACCACCTTCCGCTTCTCGACGTTCCGCACTTTCTCGGCACGACCACGGCAAACATTCCCGAGGCGCATTGCCTCCGCATTATGCCGGACTGGCGGCGCGTGAGCATTGAAGGCAACTTGTCCCGCCCGCGCGTCGGTCTGGTTTGGGCCGGTTCGCCAAGCCACGGCAAAGACAAGGCGCGCAGCGTTACGCCGGAAATGCTGCAACCGATCATTGACGCGCACCCGGAACGCGACTTTTACAGCCTCCAAGCCGGACCGCGCGCGCATGAGTTCGAGCGGTTGCGCAGAGTTACCGACCTCGCTCCGAAAATCGAAAACTGGACAGACACGGCGCAATTACTGACCTGTATGGATTTGCTGATTTCGGTCGATACCGCGTGCGTTCACTTGGCCGGATGCGTCGGCACGCCGGTTTGGATGCTCTGTCCCAACTCGCCGGACTGGCGGTGGATGCTGGGGCGCGACGATTCGCCGTGGTATCCAAAGCTCCGGCTATTCCGGCAACCGAAAGCAGACGATTGGGCTACTCCGCTGAAACGAATCGAGGAGGAATTGTGATTTACGACAAAAGACTCGACATATTTCGCGTGAACGGCGGCTTCGCGTCTCGTGTTTTGTTTCTGCAAAAATCCGCAGAAGTTAGAAAGCTTGTGAAGCAGGATTTAAGAATTACAGACGAGCAATTTGACCGGATTCAAACGGAGGCAGTTCGTATCCAAAAGGAAAAAAAATGAACAACCGACTATCCGACTTTCTCGCCGCCCGCGCGAGCGAGACTTACCCGGAACTTCGCACCGCCGGTCACGACGATCTTACCGCGCGCATGGCCGCGCTTGTCGCGCCGCATCTATCGCACGGCGCGTCTATTCTCGACGTTGGATGCGGACAAGGCCCGGCGCTCGAATGGTTCACGGCAAACGGATTCTCGCCGCTCGGCATCGCGCTAGGGAAAGAGGACGTTGACGCTTGTATCGCAGCGGGCTTTCGCTGTGAGCAGATGGACCAAAACGATATTACCTTTCCCGACCGCGCCTTCGATTGCGTTTGGGCACGGCACGTCTTAGAGCACTCTGTGATTCCCCTCTTCACCCTGACCGAGTTTGCGCGCGTCTTGCAACCGCTGGGCATCCTTTACGCCGAAATGCCCGCGCCGGACACCGCTTGCGCGCACCAGACCAATGCCAACCATTACAGCGTCTTTCCGGCTTCGTGCTGGCAGTCGCTAATCGAGCGCGCCGGATTTGAGATATTGGAGACGCGGAACGTCAACCTGCAAACCGGAATGGGGCCGGATGTGTATTTTAGCTTTATCGCTCGCAAATTATGAGATCGAAAGAATACGAAGACTATATTCGATCAGCAAAGTGGAGGGGAATATCTGCCGTAATGAAAAAGCTGGCTGGTAACAAGTGCCAGAAATGCGGATTTGGATCACTTACGCTTGAAACTCATCATCTGCACTACAGAAATTTTGGTAACGAGAAATTTGCCGACCTGATTGTTCTTTGCAAGAAATGCCATGCCGAGGCGGACGAAAAGCGAATCCAAGACAAACTCGACGAGATAGATGCGAAAATAGACAACGGTGCATTCGCAACTTGGATGACAAAAAAACACGGTGGCAACTCAGTGTTTTACGCAACCGATCATGACCGGCGTCAATTTGATGAATGGATTGAGCGCAAAAGAGAATGGGCGTGGAGATAATGAATCGAAAAAAAGCGTTGCCGCGCGCTGGATTCGAGCTAGAATCCAATCATGCGAGAGAATCTATTTCCATTCATGCCGACAGATTTGCGTGAACGGTTTATTTCAAAAATACAACTTACCGCTTCGTGCTGGAATTGGACGGGGACAACGCTGGGAGGTTACGGCGTTTTTTCACTAAAGCAGCCAAGGAGAAGCGTCAAAGCTCACCGAAAAGCGTTTGAATGGACGCATGGAACAATCAACCCCAATCTGGTAATTGACCATCTTTGCAGAAACAAGGCGTGCGTGAATCCGGCGCACCTTGAGCTTGTGACAAATGGCGAGAATGTTTTAAGAGGGTTTGGCCCGTGTGCTGTTCACGCGCGAAAAACGCATTGCAAAAGAGGGCATGAATTTACTGCGGGATCATACTTTGTTGTAAAGGGAGGCGGTAGGGACTGCAAAGCGTGCAAGCGCCTTTATTACTTGGAAAACAAAACTCGAATCGACGCGCGAAAAAAGGCGTGGGACGAAGCCAGAAAACAAAAATGAAAATCAAATACTGCGGAGCCAAAGGAGGGCCGTTCGGCTGGGGTGTATTCGGTGAAAGCATCGCGCGCGAACTGACCAAGCTCGGCGTGCTGACCGAGAACGAAACCGACGCCGACGTTGCGTTGATTCCCCTTGCCGACCATGACTTGAGCGCGGGCAGTCTAGTCCGCGCAAAGGTCAATCTCGCCGTGTGCTTTTTCGAGTTCGAGCTTGGCCCGAACGCCGCCGCCAACGCCGAGAAGTATGACGTTGTTTTCGCTGGCTCAACATGGTGTCTAAACCGTCTCGCTGAGCGCGGGATTCACAACACGTCGCTCCTAATTCAGGGCGTGGATGGAGAGACCTTCAAAGTCAAGCCGCCAAGGAAAACAGAGCATTATAAAGCCGG